TTTGTAGATTTGGCTCATACCTACAAAACCTACAAAAAGCCTATAGGGCTTTGTAGGTTTGTAGATCGGGGAAATTTGTAATGGTTAAAAAGTCGAAAAAGGCGATGGCCAATCGTGGCACGTTTGAAAGCAAGCACACTGACTATGCAGATCCGATCCACTACAAGGTCGCGGCAGCGGTCGAGCCGTTTACCTTCGCGTCAGCAGCGGCCAGCAAAGTGTGGGGCGATACGCTGGTCAATTGTGTGCCGCCAGCATACGCGCTGAGATACCGTGAGCTGCGTGGCGACTTGGAAGCTGCGATGGTTGCAAATGATTACGAGCTGTGCGTTGATCTGGCCACAAGCCTAATTAAGGCGCTCAAGGTGATGAACCTGAAGGCGCGGCAGGATGGCCATGAGCCACCAAAGGTTGACGGGCATATCTGTGAATGGGGTGGCAAGATATATTGCTTCCTCGCCAGCGGCGATATAAGCGCCGTCAGACGCGCATACCCAAATTGGGCTGTGTACCACCTATCTGACGTTTGTGCCGTCTTGAATGCGCTTACAGACGATCTGGTCGCCCCTGTGGTCAATGAGTTCCCGAAAGCCAAGATCACAGAGGTCAGAATATATGACGATGAAATTAACTTTGAACCAAATGGAGAGTGAAATGACAGACAACGTAAGAACGCAAGTGTTGAAGGAAGCATCGCAGCTGGTGAACGGAGAGCGTGCGAGGCACTACGGTGAACCAAGGTCGAATTTCGGATGTACTGCTGCAATGTGGCAGGCGTATCTAAATTACCCAATTAGTGCATCCGACGTTTGTCACATGATGGCCATGCTAAAAATAGCCAGGTTACGCAACGGTAGCCACAGAGACTCATCAGTGGATTGCGCTGGCTACATGGCACTCGGCGCTGAGTGCGATTCAGACGAGTAGACTTTGTGGTCAATATGTGATAAGTGGGTCGGAGTATGATCCTCCCAGACATGCTTTCATGGCAACTAAACCCCTGCTTTTCAGCGGGGGTTCTTTTTTGCTTTGTTTGCCAGTAAGGTCTCCAAATTAGGGAGGTTACGCCATGTCAAGTGAAGTCTTTGTTATATCCAGCGGGATGGAGATCGACGCCGATATAATTGACGCCGTCTTTGACTTTATGGATGAGTGCCACGAAGAAGGATACAACGCCGCTCAGATCATGGTGGCTATGCTCTGCGTAGTGCAGATGATACAGGAATCCGCAAGCACCTCGCAATCAATCCACTGATCGTGTATCATATGGGTGAGCTTTTCCATCGGAGGTGAGCTTTTCCATCGCAGGGGGTCCAATGTCTATTCGCTTCTCAATTAAGGCCGATACCGACCAGATGCGCAAAAAGCTGGACAACCTGGCGCGTCGGCAGATCCCATTTGCGGTTGCCAGGGCAGTCACGCAAACAGCGGTGAAGGTGCGGAATGAGGACATCACCCGCGAATACATGCGCACATTTGAGGCGCGAAACTTATCTTTCATTATGGCTGTTCACCGGGTGTACGGTGCCAACGCATCGTTTGCCAAGCGCACAGGGATGGCTGTGGCCTCGATCCAGCCTGTTGATGACCCAGTGCCATCAGGGACAACGGCAGGCGCTAGCGGTTCACGGGAAGGCACAAAGAAGACCAGAGCTGGCACGCAGTTTATGAAGCGGCATGTCAAAGGTGGGATCAAGACATCTGGGCGCACAAAGCTGGCCATTCCGGTCACTGGTGCCAAGCTGACCAGGCGGCGGTCTGGCTCTATGGAAGGCGCAATGACGAAAGCGTCTAAGCCAAAGCAAGTGCTGGCCCGCAAGAATACATTCATTGGAACCAGCAAGCGCACTGGAAATAGCATGATTATGCAGCGCACTGGCAGCAATAAGAACGCCAAAGTCCGCGCACTTTATACGCTGGCACCAAGCGCAAAGATCAATCGCGTTTATGATCCCTTGCCAGCGGCCAAGCGCGGCATCGCGCGAACTTTCCCCAGCCTTTTCCGCAAATCTTTTGTCGGCGCGCTGCGCACCGCGAAAATTCGCGGCTGAGCTTTTCCCACGGTAGGGTGAGCTTTTCCACTGGTGAGCTTTTCCCACGGTAGGGTGAGCTTTTCCCTCGGTCATATTTTTGTGCGTTTTCGGTGGCGTTTTCTTGCTCTCTCGCCGCGCTGCGGCATGATTTTGGCGCCGCGCCGCAGAATTTGGGCGCGTTGAATTAATTGCAAAATAATTGGAAAGCGTGCATTTTTTTCTTGATGATATGCTCAAAGTATATTAGAAAGATATTAAGCGGTGACGTTGCCGCGATAACAGGAGAAAAAAACAATGTGCAAAGAATGCAGAACATACCCGCAAATGGCCGCGCTTGGGGCAATTGATTGTCACTATAAAACTGCCGCCGAATTTGTGGCGGGGATTGTTGGCGTCATGTTATTTGCCGCGCTTGTCTTTTACGCGCCCGCGCTAATGGCAACGGAATTCTGGAGCGACGCTTGCGGCTATGGCGTTTTTAACAATTGGTTCGAGTTTGGATACTACTTCCAATCGTCATCAAGCGCGCTTTGCGACGCTGCGCAAATTCAATCGCAATCAATCACAAAATAAACAAAACAAGTAAAAGAGGAAGCAAAACAATGAATGATTATGATCTCACACAATATTGCAACGAAATTGCTGAGGAAATCTCACGGGACGCGCGTGACCTTGAGCAGGCGACAGATTGGGCGCACGAAAGCGCAGACGGTTCTGAATATGTCATCTATTACGCCAAAGCACATGCCGTTTGCCAAAACTGCAACATTGACCAAGGCGAAGATTTCTTCTCTGAATGCTATGGCGGCGAGCATGGCAGGTCATATGACGATATTGCCTGCATCATGGCATATGGCGAGATCAACGCTCGCATATGCTCCCGCTTATGGCAGATATTTGAAGAGCGCGAAGAGGAGGCGGCATAATGGAAACTGTTCATACATTTTTAGAATATCACGCTTTTGAGGGCGGGGAATTGTCCTCTGAATATGCGCGAGAGTTGTTGATTGATGCGATAGATTGCGGCCTATTATGCGATGCTCAGTCTATCAATCAAATTGACGTTGAAAGAGAAACCCGCGCCGCTAATTGCCGCGCAAGTCTTATCGCGGAGGGATTATAAATGGAAAAAGCATGTAACTTGTGCGGCGTTGCAATTATGCTCGCAATTATGGTTCTGATTTAATGGGGATTGATATGGACATTAAACAATTGCCGCATGGTAACTATGATAATTTAGAAACATTCAATAAGGTTTTGAATGCGGTTAGCTATCTTGGATATTATGATGCAAGTTATGGCAACGATACTTGCCCCTCTATCATTAAGGATTTGCCTAATGAGGAGTGGCAACAGGTTTGGATTGACTACGCAAACCCTGATATGCGGGAAGATATCAATTGGCCTATGTTTTGCGTTGTTAGGTTTGACGCAAATCATATGGAGATTGCAACGGATGAGTTTGACGATATAGAGGAATTGATAGACAAACTTAAAGGTTAATCCTCAACGATAAAGAAAGCCCCGCCTTGAGCGGGGTTTTTTGTTGCCTATTGCAAACTCAATATCCGCCAGCGCGGGCCTTTTGCTGCTGACCTTCTGCTGGCGCTTTAGCGCCCTTTTCAAGCGCGAAATCAAACAAAGTACCCCATATGCCGCCAAATTAACCGCCATCGAGCGGCCCTAAAAAGGGGCCGTTTTTAGGCCGTTTTAAGCGCGGTTTGCGCAAATATGACCTGGCATCTATGCGGGCGCCTATCCCCCACTCAAATCGGCGCATAATTGCGTTTAAAAGGTACTATGACAAAGATGCCCTGCGGGTACGCGCGAGGCACGTTTGTTTTTTAGCGATAGAACTGTATATATGGAGGTGTCTGCGAAAGGATAGCACAAAATGTCTAGCGTGTCAGAATTAGCTGCGCATCTTCAAACAAGCACGAAAACCGTGCATGATATGATAAATAAGGGGATTATCACCAAGCAAGAGCGAGGAAAGTACGACATTGACCTGGCTCGCAAGGAATACATCCTGCATGTTCGCGAAATAGCCGCTGGCCGAGCGAAAATTGGCGATCTTGATCTGCAAGAGGAGCGAGCGCGGCTGGCAAAAGAGCAAGCCGATGCCAAGGAAATGGAAAATGCTGTAGAGCGCGGCGATCTTGTGTATATTGAAAATGTAGCTAAACAGTTTGAGTTGCAGCTAACGAAGGTCCGAACCAAGTTGTTGGCTGTCCCGACGAAGGTTGCACCTGAAGCTCATATTGCTGCGACGGTCAAAGAGGTCCAGAGCTTGATTGAGGCTGAAATAGTAGAGGCACTGAATGAATTGGTCGGATACGACAAAGAAGCAGCAAGCGAAGAAACTTGATTCACGCCTGTCTTCTGCGATTTCAAAGGCGTTAAAGCCGCCTCCCAAGCTGAACGTCAGTCAGTGGGCGGATAATTACCGTCAGCTATCAAGTGAAAGCTCTGCGGAGGCTGGTCGCTGGACAACATCGAGGGCGGAATACCAGCGCGGGATGATGGACGCAGTTTCCGATACTGATGTGGAAACGGTTGTCCTTATGACTGGCGCTCAGATCGGCAAAACCGAGCTTATCAATAATGTCGTTGGTTATCATATACATCAAGACCCGGCTCCAATGCTGGTTGTGCAGCCTACGCTCGAGATGGCGCAAACTTGGTCAAAGGACAGGCTTTCTCCAGCGATCAGGGATACGCCCGTTCTGTCGGAGAAGATCAAGAATCCGAGGTCGAGAGACAGCGGCAACACAACGCTGCATAAAGTATTCCCTGGCGGACACGTTACTGCCTGTGGCGCAAACTCTCCCTCCTCACTGGCATCTCGCCCATGTCGGATCATTTTGTGCGATGAGGTTGATCGCTATCCGCTGTCCGCTGGGACTGAGGGCGATCCTGTGTCATTGGCAAAAAAGCGTTCAACTACGTTCTGGAACCGCAAGATCATCATGGTAAGCACGCCAACCGACAAGGGCGCAAGTCGGATCGAGGACGCATACGAGGAAAGTGACAAGAGGCGATATTTCGTGCCGTGCCAAGACTGCGGAGAGCATCAAGTCCTCAAGTGGTCGAATGTGAAGTGGTCGGAGGGCAAGCCTGCCTCTGCGGAGTACATTTGCGAACATTGCGGGAGCTGCTGGAATGATGTGAAGCGTTTTGCGGCTATCAGGTATGGCGAATGGCGTGCAACTGCTGAGGGCGATGGCAAGACGGCTGGATTCCACCTTTCTGGTCTGTATTCACCGTGGACACCTATGGAGGACACGGTTCGAGACTTTCTGGCGTCAAAGAAAGACCCAATGAGGCTGAAAACTTGGGTTAATACGTTCCTGGGCGAGACCTGGGAGGAGCAAGGTGACAGGATTGACGAGTTTGACTTGATGGATCGCCGGGAAGATTGGGGCGATGAGTTGCCAGCAGATGTCTTGCTGATGACCGCTGGCATCGACGTTCAGGATGATCGCTTGGAGATCGAGGTCGTTGGCTGGGGCCGGGGCGAAGAGAGTTGGTCCATCTCGTATGATACGCTGTATGGCGATCCATCCACCTCTGAATTGTGGATACGCTTAGACAGCTTGCTGCAAAAGACGTTTACGCATCCGCTTCACGGCGAGATGGTCATTAGATCGTCCTGTATTGACTCCGGCGGCCACTACACTCAGCAGGTTTACAATTATGCTCGGCAGAGGGCGGGGCGCAGGGTTTTTGCAATTAAGGGTATCGGCGGTGAGGGTAAGCCGATCATTGGCCGTCCGAGTAAGAATAATATCGGAAAGATCAACCTTTTTCCTGTGGGGACTGACACTGCGAAGGAATTAGTGTATGCTCGGCTCAAGATGACGGATGAAGGTGACGGCTACTGCCACTTCCCAGAGGATCGAAATGCGGAGTATTTTCGCATGTTGACCGCTGAGAAGAAGGTCACGAAGTATTTTAAGGGTCGCCCAAAACGTGAGTGGGTTAAGATCAGGCAAAGGAATGAAGCCTTGGATTGTAGAGTTTACGCTACCGCCGCATTGGCCGTGTTGAACCTAAATATTGAGGCAGTTTACAAGCAGGCACAAAATAGGTTATTATCCGACGAAACTTCACGTCCGTCTAGGGGTCCGAGAATGCCTAAACGTAGCGGCTTTGTGCATGGGTACAAGTAATGGCAAATCTTTTTGACTCCACTAATGCTCCTGAAGGCGAACCATTCGAAATAGTGGTTGGCGACTTTTTGCAATGGAAGCGCAGCGACCTTGTGGCTGATTACCCTGCCGCCACTCACTCTGCTGAGTATGTGGCTAGGGTTACTGCCGGTGGAAGCAGTGAGATCAAACTTGTTGGCGTTGGTAGTGCAGATCATTATCTATTTACTGTTGATAGCGCCACTTCTGCTGACTTCGATGCCGGATTCTACCATTGGCAGCTTGAAGTCACTGAGACTTCCAGCGGAAATCGCATCGTTGTTCAGCGCGGTGAGTTTAAGGCTGTTGTTGACCTTGACGTAAACGGCACTGATCCTCGGACGCACTCTGAGATCATGCTGGACAAGATTGAAACTATACTTGAAGGCAAAGCTGACAGCGATGTTTCTAATTATAGCATTGCTGGTCGCTCTCTCACAAAGATGACTTTTGATGAGCTTATGGTCGCGCGAGACAGGTATCGTCAGGAGGTCTTGGCTTATCGTCGGAAGCTGAGAATAGAGAGCGGCAAAGCCAGCGGCACAACTGTAAAGGTTAGATTTAGCTAATGGGCATTTTGGACATCTTCAGTCGGTCTAAGAAGCCGCAAAACCGCAGAAACTATGCAGCCGCCAGCAAAGGGCGGCTTTTCGCTGACTTCAACGCAAGCAATCGCAGTGCTGACAGTGAGATATATCCTGTCCTGCGTGACTTGCGGAACCGCTCCCGTGACCTTGAGCGCAACAACGAATACATGCGTAGGTATTTGCAGCTATTGCGGACCAATGTGGTCGGTGAGGCTGGGATACGCCTACAGATGAAGGCTCGCAATCCTGACGGCGGGATGGACATGGGCGGCAACAACATTGTTGAGAATGCTTGGGCTGAGTTCTGTCGATATGGCGGTCCTACTGTCGATGGTCAGATGTCAATGATTGACTTGCTCAATCACGTTATAACTGGCGTTGCTCGTGATGGCGAAGTGTTCCTGATGAAGGTTCGCGCGAACTATTTGCGTCAGGGGTATGCTTTGCAGCTCATTGAGCCTGACATGATTGACGAAGATCATAACGAGCGAGTTCGTGGCGGTAATCCGATCCGCATGGGCATTGAGATTGATGAATCAACTCGTCGCCCTGTGGCTTATCATGTTTTGACGGCCCACCCTGGCGATTACGATTACACTACACTGGCGAATGGTAAGAAGCGCACTCGCATTCCTGCTGAGAAGATGATGCACATTTACCGTCCAGATCGTGCGGATCAGACGCGAGGGGTGCCTTGGTCAGTTTCCGCTATAGCGTCTCTGAAGATGCTGCACGGTTATCGTGAGGCTGAATTGGTCGCTGCCCGTGTTGGCGCTGCAAAGATGGGTTTCTTTACCTCCCCTGCGGGCGATGGTTTCACCGCTGACGGCTATGAGGATGATGTGACGCCGATCTATGATGCAGAGGCGGGTACGTTCCACCAGCTTCCGGCTGGCGTTGATTTCACTGCGTTTGATCCTACTCACCCTAATTCAGCTTTTGCTGACTTTGAGAAGGCTGTCTTGCGCGGTATCGCGGGCGGTTTGGGTATCAGTTATACGTCACTGGCCAATGATCTGGAGGGTACGTCATATTCGTCGATCCGCCAGGGTGCGCTTGAGGAACGTGATTTCTATCGCACCTTGCATCGGTTTATGATCGACCACTTCATTGATCCTCTGTTCCGCGAGTGGCTTGAGCATGTTATGGGCTTTGGCGTTATTCCGATCTCAGGCACCAACAAGGTGTCCAAGTTCAGCGCAGGCATATCTTGGCGTGCGCGAGGCTTCCAGTGGGTTGACCCTCTGAAAGAGATCAATGCGGCAGTTGTAGGGTTGCAGAACGGCATCTTGAGCCACACTGACATTGCCGCCAACTATGGCCGTGATGCTGAAGAGACGTTTGCCCAGATACAGCGTGACAAAGAGATGGCTGATGCGTTCAACCTGAAGATGGCTTACGAACCGTTTGGCGACAAGCAGCCAGTCCCGGCGGAGGTTGAAGTCAATGACGAATAAACCAACCAGCGGAATGGTATCTGAGGCCAAGAAGGGCTTGGATTGGCGTAGCGAATACGGTCGCGGCGGCACTGAGGTTGGCATAGCTCGTGCGCGTGACATCTCAAACGGCAAGAACTTGTCTGACGACACTGTCAAGCGAATGTATTCTTTTTTCAGCCGACATGAGGTTGATAAGAAGGCCGAGGGGTTCCGTCCTGGCGAGGATGGCTATCCATCAAACGGGCGCATAGCCTGGGCGCTCTGGGGCGGCGATGCTGGCTTCAGTT